CCCTCATAGGGCGAACCTGGTGTTAGATAATCGTATGCAGAGTTAAATGTTCCAGTACCAGTGTTATCGTACTGTAGTCCTGGATTGGTGTTTCCTCCACTTCCCAGCGTACCTGTTGATTCATTTACTCCTGCTTTTATAAATTCATTTACTAATATTTCATTTCCTGCGATTGCCGGTACCGATAGCATAGCGGCAACTATTGCTGCAATTAATTGTTTTTTCATTTTCGCTCCCCAACTTTATTATTTTTTTTGGTGTTGGTGTACTATTATTTAAATCTAAGTTATAGAAATAAAAAACTGTGTTTAATTTTGTACTATAATTATAGTACTAGTCGATCCTTTATTAACGTTTTGTATAATTGTTTGTCCATCTTGTATTAAAGTAAAAGTAACATTTTTTGTTGTATCAAAAGTTGCTGTAGCATTATGTGTGCCTGCTTTATATAAAGTGACTTTACTTTGATCGTCATTAAAGTAATATAATAGTCCTAATGACTTATTAGAACTATAACCTGGCAATACAGGTATATCTAATTCGTCTCCTAACAAACTGGCATTTTGTCTATCTAATTCGTTTAATGAATTGTAAGCTAACAAATCAGCGTCAAGGTCATTTCTATCTAGTGATGTTTTTTTGTCCAACGCATTTTCATCTAATTTAGAATATTTTAATAAGTCAAAATCTAGTTCATTAAAATCTAATAGACCTTTTTCTTTCTTAACGGTACCTGCATTTTCCGCATCTGCAACTTCTTTTGGTTTACTGATGATCAACATGTTATTAATATTAGCTTGATCAATTTTAATTACTACAGGTTCGGTTGGAGGAGTATACGCACTATTGACTAGTGTAGCCTGGTATGGAACATCTAATAAAACTACGCCGCCAAAGTTTCTAACTTCAATTGCTCCAGTAACACAGCCGCCTTTGGGATCACAACTAGGAAGAAGCATAACTAAACTCCTTCCTAGTTCGTCCACAGTCATTGAAAAGTCTGTACCACGAACAGCAATACTGGCGGTTGGTGTTTTAATTGCTACCTGTTGAGGATTATTTTTGGCAATCTGTCCGCTGGCATAACGTGCGGTACCTAAAGCCATATTTAAAGCCAACTTACCTGAACCTTTCTTTGGATCATATACAAAATCATCTATGATCATTTTACTGTGTTCTGTAAGTTTGACTGTAGTTTTATCTTCAAAAGTTAATTCGGCTTTAGCTTTGGCTGTAGAGACGGTGTCATTCATCTCTACGCCCGTGTTTAGACTAGAAGGAATACTTTTCTTATTCCTTAAAATTTCTGTAGGCCCGGTCTGTTCAGTAACTTTGCCAACACCGGCAAAGCTATTAATCGGACTGAGTAACAACAACGTTGTTATTAGAACCGTTACTGGTAATAACTGCATTTTTAGCGAATACTCCACTCTGTGTTAGGGTTACAGCATTAGCAATCGTACTTGTGCCGCTACCTGAAACTGTAATTTCTCCTGAATGTAAACCTACTCCCGATGCAGTATGCGTTACGTTGTTATAATTTCCGTTAATAGCAATTTTGCTCTGAACAACGCCGCCACTTAGTGTTTGTACAGTATTGTTGTTATTACCTGTAATTTCAGATCTGATGATGCTGGCGTTACAAGCAGAACTTAATGCAGTTCCACAACCAATAGTTTGATTGTTATTACTTCCGTCTGCTGAAACTACTACTGTTGCGCCAGTGCCATTGGATTCATTATTGATAATCATGCTAAGTGTATTACTAGCACCAATTTGACTGATAGTTACGTTGTTAAGGTCGCCTCTAATCAGTGCTGCATCATCAGCATTACCGTTACCACCAACGTTACCATTGACTAAGTTGCCAGCGCCTGTTTGTGTGATTGAAACTGATGAGTTATCACCAATTTGTTCTACATAAACATCGTTGGCCCACGCTCCCGATGACATCATTCCAGATGTCATTAGTATTGCAAGTAGTTTTCTCGACAACTCGCCACCGCCTGTGATTCTTTTTTTCATTTTTCGCTCCGGATGCAAGTTATGTTTGTTAATGCATCCATATTTTAGTTTAATAAAGACTTTCTCCTATGCTTGACTCAATTATGGTTTGTGTTCTGAAAGCACGTCAGTTCGCACATACCCTTTACGCTTCTCGGCGTCTACTACAAAATACCATCCTTCGGTAACTGTTCCTTGTATGCTTAACTCTGTTCCTTTTTTCAACAACCAAGTTCTTTGACTTTTTTCGTTTGGTTCTTTATAAACATAGGAATCTTGTTTAAGATACACAGTTGTAAACTCTGTTTTTTTCTCTTCACGCTGAACTACTGTTTCTACTTTAGCCTCAGTGCCTCGCTGGTTGTTGGTTTCGTCTGTTTGGCCTGCTCCATTGCTTTCTCTGACGCTGGAGTTTGTCTGTGTGGATGGTAGGGGCTCTGCGGCTCTTTGGGGTGTTTGTGAGGTTTGTGGTTGAACCAACTCATCTGTCTTCTCCTCTTTAATAGCAGGTTTAGCAAGTTTGTACCTCCATAGGCCTTTTTTCTCACCTTCGACTATCATGTCGTGTACTGCTTGTTCTATAGCTACTCGTACTGCATAAGTTGTAGGCTCGTTTAAAGCCATACCGTTTTCTAACTCTAAACTTTTTGTCCCAGCATCAACAAAACGAAGTACGCCTACATTATGTTGAGTACTGTAAATTGTTTTGCTCACAGCATTTGTAATCAAAACTTCACCACTGTTAACACTAACTAATCTTAAACTAATTACAATTTCATCTACACGATACTGCTGACTTCCTCCAATACCAAGAAATCTTGCACCATTACCACCACTACGTATATTACTATCGTAGCCAATAATGCCGCCTTCAATCATAATGCCTGCCACTGTCATAGGTTTAAGAGGACGGGCATCTTTGCCTTCGTATACTTCGCGTTGATTTCGAATTAATTGTCTTTCTTTTACAAGATTATCTAGTCCTACACGTTCTACTACTTTAAACCAATTTTTACTGTCTTGTAAACTTTTAATTAAAAATACTTCAGCGCCTTGTGTAACTGCCTTTGAAAATACTGCCAGTCTGTCATTAGGTTTCATTTGTCCAGTCTTGTCCATAAAACCGTAGACTGCAACAGTCATTGAAGGACCATCTAACTCTGGAAGTTTTTCTATAAGATTTTCTCTTGTTTTCAAAGATATAGGTTCTTCCCTAGCGGCATCCATATGAACAGTAGCACAGCCTGATAATGTTCCTGCTACTAGCAATGATAACAATAGTTTTTTCATTAGAATGCAAAGCTCGCTATAGGAACAACAATTTCTGTACGACTGCCATTAGATTCTATAATCGTAAGGGTAACATCTGTACCTGTTTTTACCCAACTGATATTAGTTCCTTGAAAATTCATAGTTCCGCTGTCGCCGCCGCCTTCAGAAAACATTTGATCTGCCAGTTGTTTAGATAACTGAGCATATATACGTGCTTCTACGTTTACTAGGAATTTACTTAGATTTGTTTGTTTGGCTGCTGCTTCTGCCTTGGCTATAGCGGCTAGTTCTTCGCTTTTTATTTCTTTCTTTTTATTTTCTTCTAATTGATAGATGCTAAGAACGTGCTGACTGTAGCCATTGCCAGGTATAAAGGCAGGGCTTTGGAATTGATGTACTAATTCTGCATACGCTGGCGAGCATAGAGACAGAATTATTCCGCCTAAGGTAAAAAGTTTGAATTTCATGATTCGCTCCCGGTGTCCGGTATAGTATTTACAACCGGCAGAGAACGAATTAAGCGAGCATTTTATTCTTTTTAGACTTTAGCAGCTTTAGCCGCTTGTGCTTGTGTCATTACAAGATATGCTGGAGTAGGTGTTTGCTGGTCGTCATTAAAGTTAAAACCACCAGTCATTTTTATATCTTGCCCAAGTCGATCAACTAAATCATTGCCATCTTCAACTAATGCATAATCTAAAGATTCGGTGTTTAAGTACATGATAGTTGTAATTCCGTCAGCTAAATGATAACTTTCATAAGCTAGTAATGTATATGCTTTAATCATAGAATCAACATCAATACCACCATCACGTCCGTCTTCAGTTGTAGGTATTGCTGAATCTATTAGCTCCATAGCTGTTTGACCTAAACTATCTTCAACTTGATCTAAATTAAGAATAATACGTCTAAATGTTTCGTAAAATAGTTCAGAAGTCAATGCTCGTGTACTAAAAGGACGCAACAAGTCGTTGTTTAAAGCATTTAATCCAGTATCGTTAAAGTTATAGCGAGCACCTTCTTTTCCTGCTCCTTTAACTTTTTCGCCTGTATCGGTAACTTCTGTTTTATAGTTAACAACGTTAGCAGTAAAATTTTCTTTAGGAACTCCAACAACTTGTCCAGTTTCTTGATTCTTAAGTCTAATAGGAGTTCCTGCTGGAATTGAATCTACAATTTTCTGAATACCAGGAGTCCATGCCTTCTTCCAAGCTGCGGCTGGTTTAGTAATTTTCTTACTGTTTAGTCGACCGCCTGAAGTAGAACCTGCCTTTACTTCAATTTCTTTATCACCAATTAATAAATCGCCTTTTTTAGCTTTTTGTGCAGGATTGCCCATCATAGACAACGCCATTTCTCCTGGACCAATGGCACCAGAAGTTTTTCCAGGATTGTATGAGAAGATTTTTTGAGTTTTAAATATATTAAACAACTTAATAAATTCTTCGTTTACATGTGATTCTACATTTCCGTTAGTTTCTGCAATTAATGATAACATGTTAATAACATCACCTGCCACACATGCTTCTAAAAACTCTTGAATTTCTGTTTCGTTAGTTTGATGAATTTCTGGTTTTAATGTAATATCAATAATAAGTCCAAACATAAAATGTTTTAAGTTTTGAGTAAATGCACGAGCATTCTTTTCTTTGCTTAATACTTGACTGCGTTCTTTAGAACTTAATGCTTGCTTTTCTTCAACTGAACTTTCTTTAAATTCTTGTACTTTGTTGCCTAATGCTTCTAATAAACCGTTAACGTTTCTTAAGAAGTTTTTTGCAATTTCTTTATCTGCTTCGCTGGCTTTTAATTTGCCAGTTAAAGTCTTGACCTGTTTAATTAGAGCTTTGTTAATTCTGATACTGTGTTCAATATCAGCTACCATAGCCATTTTCTGAGAATGAGAAAATGTTTTAGTAATTGGTAATTTTAAAATGAATTCAATGTGCGACATTAAACGTTCTGCTAGTGCCTTAATTTCAGAGGCATTGACAGTTGGATCTTTTGCTTCTGCAAGCGACTGCTCTTCTTCGTCGTCTGTTTCTTCTTCTGGCGGGTCTTGCTGTGCTACAGGTTCCTGTGGAACTCCAGCTAATTGAGAAATTCTTTCAATTTCGTTTGGTTGTGCTTGTTGTTGCGGCTGAATTTCTTGGGGCGCAGGCTGTTGTGCTGTAGGAGCAATTGGTTGTTGTGGCTCAGCCACTGGTTCAGGAGCAACTTCAGCAGCCGGCAACTCAATACCAGCTTTTGCTAATTGATTAGTAATTTTGCTCTCAGTATTTTGCAAATTTGCTAGAACTTTGTTAGCAATATTTTGATTCTCAGGCGGAATCTGTTCTGCAATATCCGCAATAGACTGCAAATCAAACATCATTGCTGATGTTGAAATGTCTTTTTCTAATGTGTATTCTAATAGTGGAACTTTAAATTCAAAAAATCGCATAGTAACAATATTTATGCGATTTCAGGGAAGAGACATTCCTGTATGAAATGTTTAACATCGTCCTCACTAAGCCCTAAACTAACCATTACACGCGGTGTATGAGGGTTTTGCTTCTGATTTTCACAGTAATAGTTCTGTGCTAGTGTAGTATCTGTAGTTGTATTGTTTGTTTCAGCTACTGTGCTTAGATAGTGATTTATTGTAGTTTTAGCTAAGTTTGTAATTTGCTGTAATTCTGCTTCGTCTTGTACGTTGCCTGCCGCAACCATACTTTTGCTGAATATGTTAGTAGCCCATTCAGGCAAAGCACGTTCTCTACGCCACTCTAACTTGCTAACCTCTCCAGCAAACCATTCCATCATAGGATGGTCAGCATCGCCTGCTTTGCTGTAATCATGAAAACAGCCGGTAATTTTGTTCTTACCAGCTATAACGTCAAAGCCGTAAATTGGAGCAGGATTGTGTGTATGTGGAAAGATGCAACAATGCATCATCCACAGTCCTTTAGTTTCTCGAGCGTCTACAACGTCAACATGAGCACGACGATAAGAATCGGACCGCCAAACGCGATTAACCCACCCAGGCTGATTAAAGCGATCCATTCCAGGTTCAAATATTTCTGTACCAGTTTTGTTAAACGAATCTTCCAGTAGGTGTTGAATATCAATTAATGTATCCCAGACTTTGCTGTCATTCATAATCTTTAGCAATAACCATCATTTCTTCAAAAAACCGAGTTGCAAAATCAAAACAAACCTTTGCTTCGTCTGCCATGCTATCATCTAACTTGGCTCGGATGGCATTTTTAATTTCTTCTGTATCACCGTTAAATTTATAATATTTCCCAGATCCAGGAACCCGTTTACTAATCATTTGTCCACCACTTAAATCTCCCATATGTCGAACATACATATGAGCCATAAGTTTATGTGGATCTTCTTTAATACTTAAAATATACTTAATGTAATCGTTTACTACTGGACACATCTTCGGTTGTTCGTCGTTGTCCTTGCCCCAAAGTTCAATGAAGTCTTCTAGGATTGCAGGAGACCTGCGTATATCTGGAATGCCGTGCAACAATTGATGCGGCATAGCACAGGCTTCCAAAACTTCGTATTGCGGGTGTTGATTTTTTAGGTATGTTGCATATAATTTTGGATTTACATGCCCAGAAAATAGAATTTTAACAAAGGGTCTAGTTTCTGCTCGTCTGTGTTGCTCGTGTGTTAAATCTTTTAAACTCATTCTTCCTCCAATTTAATTTGGAGTGGAAATCCATTGCTTCTTGCTTGTGTAGTTGCTTCCACTGCCTTTGCTTCTGCGATTTCAAAACTATAAACACCAGCAATGCCGCTACCTGTTTCGTGAACTTGTAGCATAATATCTCTAGCTGTATCATGAGTATGTTTAAAAATCTCAACTAGCAAGGAAATCACAAACTCCATCGGCGTTGAGTCATCGTTAAGCAAAATAACTTTCCAGTTTTTTGGTTCAGCTACTTTTACTTTAATTTTTTCGTCTAGTTGAATATCAGTACCGGGCATTTCGTTCTCTTTAGGTTGTGGGGGAGTTTTACCTCCCCCGTGTTACAGTTATTTAATTTCGATTTGACGTGGCTTTAATGCTTCTGGCACAATACGCTCAATTTGAATTTTAAGCATACCGTCCTTAACTTCTGCACCTTTGACTTCCATATACTCAGCAAGAGTAAATGTTTGTTCGAAGTCTCGAGCAGCCAATCCACGATGTAAGTATTCTTTAGAAGAATCAGCGTCAGTAGATTTAGTACCTGTAATAGTTAGTTGATCTTGATCAACTTCTACAGTAATTTCTTCTTTGCTGAAACCTGCTACTGCAACTTCAATACCATATTGGTTTTCACTGTACTTCACAATATTATGTGGAGGATAGTTACCATTTTGGTGATTTGGTACGTTGAAGTAACGATCAAATCCTACTAGTGCTCTACTTAGTCCAGCTAGAGCTGCTGTATCAATAGTTCTTAATTGTGTCATTTTAGATCTCCTTTATTAAGCAAGAACTGTGTAGGGCCCAACCATTGGCGCCCTACATTTCTATTATAAGACATTTAGTCTTTTTTATCAACTTCTTTGAACTCCGCATTAACGGTTTGTTCGCCCTCAGTTGGTTGGGCTGTGGTTGAAGAAGCTTTTTCCTGTTTCTTTGTAAAAATAGGTGCGGCTGCTTCAAACATATTTTGTACGGCTTTATTGATTGCTTCTACATCTTCTCCTAGGCGAGCTTCGTCTACAGACTTAACAGCTTCTTGGAATTTAGTTCTCTCATCTTCTGTGATTTGATCTTTAAATTCTTCAAAATCTTTATTAAGACTGTGTGTAGCACCTTCAGATTGATTTTTAGCATCAATTAGCTCACGAGCCTTTTTGTCAGCGTCAGCATTTGCTTCTGCTTCTGTAATCATACGCTCGATATCTTCTTTACTCAAACCACTATCACTCTTGATAGTAATTTTGTTTTCTTTACCTGTGCTTTTATCTTTAGCACTAATGTTCATAATGCCGTTAGCATCAATATCAAAGGTAACTTCAATTTGAGGAAGGCCGCGTGGAGCTGGATTAATTCCATCAAGTTTAAATTCACCAAGTGCTTTGTTGTACTTGAACAGTTCACGTTCACCTTGTGCTACTTTAATATCAACAGCCGGCTGATTGTCTTCTGCCGTTGAAAACACTTGTGATTTTTTAGTAGGAATGGTTGTATTCTTTTCAATAAGTTTTGTAAAGATTCCGCCCATTGTTTCAATACCTAAGCTCAGTGGAGTAACGTCTAACAATAGAACGTCTGTTTTATCACCACTTAGTACTGCACCTTGGATGGCCGCGCCCGCCGCTACTGCTTCGTCCGGGTTAACATCTTTACGTGGTGCCTTACCAAACAATTTTTCAACTGCTTCTTGTACTTTAGGCATACGTGTTTGTCCGCCAACAAGAATTACTTCGGTGATATCGCTAGCTTTAACATTAGCGTCTTTCATAGCAACTTTGCAAGGCTCGATACTGCGCTGAATTAAATCCTCAACCATTGACTCAAACTTGGCACGACTAATAGTTACATTTAAATGCTTGGGTCCACTAGCATCGGCTGTAATATACGGCAAGTTTACGCTAGTACTTTGTGAGCTAGATAATTCAATCTTGGCTTTTTCAGCCGAGTCTTTTAGACGTTGCAAGGCCAGCATGTCGCTTTTTAAGTCAATACCGTTTTCTTTCTTAAATTCATCAACCAGGTGATCCATTAGACGTTGGTCAAAGTCTTCACCACCGAGGAATGTATCACCGTTTGTTGATAGTACTTCGATTTGTTTGTCGCCATCAATGTTGGCAATTTCAATAATACTCACATCAAACGTACCACCACCTAGGTCGTATACTGCAATTTTTCGATCCTTTGTATCTTGTTTATCTACACCATATGCTAGTGCGGCCGCTGTTGGCTCGTTGATAATACGCAATACTTCTAGTCCTGCAATCTTACCTGCATCCTTAGTTGCTTGACGCTGGCTGTCATTAAAGTAAGCTGGTACTGTAATAACTGCTTTTGTAACTTCTGTGCCTAAATAGTCTTCTGCTGTCTTTTTCATTTTGCGAAGTACTTCGGCTGATACTTGTGGTGGTGCAAGTTCTTTGTCTTGTGCGCGAATCCATGCATCGCCATTTTTAGCTTCCATAATGTCGTAAGGCATTAGGTCGATATCCTTCTGAACTTCTTTTTCAGAGAACTTACGACCAATCAACCGTTTGGCTGCATAGATTGTGCTTTTTGGATTTGTAACTGCTTGTCGTTTTGCTGTTGCACCTACAAGAATTTCGTCTTGTGTGTAAGCGACGATTGAAGGTGTTGTACGGGCGCCTTCTGAGTTTTCAATAACTTTAGCTACGCCGTTTTCTAGAATGGCTACACAACTGTTTGTGGTGCCAAGATCAATACCGATGATTTTGCTCATTTTTATCTCCTTAATTTTAAGCAAGAACTTGTAGAACCCGAAGCGTCCTACATTTTTATTTATGCCACAGAATTCTGTTTTGTTAATTCTTCTTGTAAAAGTTCAAAATGCTGTAAAAATAAATCATATGCTTTTACACTAGTTAGTGGCTGTTCAAATTCTTGTAATTTTTTAAATGTTACTTTAGGTAAGTTCCAGTCATTACCACGAGAATGCATAAAATTATAAGCTTCTACTGCCTGCTGATGTTTGTCAGCAATTTTTACAATCGTATGCTCTTCTGCTGTGGGCTGTTCTACGCCTAATGCTTCATATATAGTTAGCATTAGTTTGTCTTCTAACTTGCTAATAACGGCATGTATCTCGGGTATATGTTTGATAGGGCTAGGCAAGTCATTAATATATGCTTCTGCAGCATCATGCAATAGTCCGTGCATTTGTATCCTAGGACCGTGCGGTGCTAATTCTTTCATAACTTGAATACAATGTTGTGCTACTGAATACGGAACATAAGGTATACTATGTCCTGAAAATCTAGGCATACGACTAAGTGCCCATGCAATATCAGAAATGTCTATTGTGGCTGGATCTGGATCCGTAACATTAATTTTTTTACCTGAAACTGTTTCGAGTGTTTTCATTTTATCTTTGGTTGCTGAAAGGCGATAACATTTTACCGTCATAGGTAGTAGAACTGCGTAGCGTATTATAGACATTTTGTACGCCTACTGCTTGATTCCATGCGTCTTCTAATGCATGATGTTTTGTAACAGGAGGACGGTGAGGATTAATGCCTATGTCAAATGCTGTGCGAACATCGCGAACTTGCCAAAAGCTCCACGGAATTGCTTTTCCTACTCGCTTAAAGGCAGTTTCGCAAATTGGCACATCGAATGCTGCGCCGTTTGACCAAACACGTTTTGTGCCCCAGCAAAATTTATAAAGCCGATCCATTGCATCTTTAATATGTAATCTATCAGCACCTTCACCAAATGCTTCATCTTGGACTGCTCGGTCTTGTTGCCCCCACCAAGCTATAGTATCGTCATTAACAACTAATCCAATTTCATGACAGCTATCTAAATCAACCCGAACATAAAAACTGTCCATAGCTGGTTCTTGAATGTCTTTACCAAATGGATCAAATTTTACTGCTCCAATGGTAAGAATGGCGGCATCCGTAGATGTCGCCAATGTTTCTAAATCTATCATTACATCTGTATTTGCCATTATGCTCTTTCATTTTAGGAACTAGCATAAATTATAACACAAAATATTACTAGTGTCAATATAATTTTGGTGGGAGTTGCTCTTTTTCGAGTTTCTTCTTCCAACGTGCTTTGGCTGCACCTTTGGCACGTTTACGAGCTGTTGTTGGTTTTTCGTAGAATTCTTTTTTACGCAAGTCATCCAAAATTCCTGCATCTTCTACTTTACGTTTGAAACGCCTAAGAGCTTGGTTGATATTTTCGTGATCCTTAACGGTTACTCCAGTACCTTTACTCTTATTGTAATTCATCATCTTCGTCGTCCTCTTCGTCTTCGTCGTTAAATTGATTAACTATTCCTTCTAAATCCCAAATTCTGTTTTTGCTTATTAGATTGTAAGGTGTAGTTTCGTCTAATGTTATATAGTGAGCATTGGGCTGTGCTAGTAAAAATGTGACAAACTTTTGAGTTATTGGATCACAGTTATCTACATCAATAACTACAACATCGACTTGTTGAGCAACACTTAGCATCCATGCTATATCTGTTTCTTTTTCATCAAAAATGAATACATTTAAATCATCAATACATTTACTAAGTATTGACTGAAATTGTTGTTTCACAGAATTTGAAGGTTTAACTAACAAATAACTTAAATTTAAATTAAAAAGTTTGTCGGGTGGGGTTATTAGAGTTATTTTTCCTAAGTTCATATATCCTACTTACAAAGTCTTTTAAACGCTCTGGACTATAATTTGCAAATTTTGGTCCTCGAGATTTAGTTTCTTCTACAAATTCATACAATGCAGGGTCTGTAAACCTATCAATTATCAAATCTTTAAATTGATCTTTGTCGTACAGCCTGTACATTTCGTCTTTGGGTTTTAATCCAGAAATTCTTGACCAAATCGTTCCTTCAGTCTGTTCAGCATTTTGAACGTAACCAGTTATGATCTGTTCTTTATCTGAATCTGTCCTTGGTTGTCCTTGGTCATGTATGTCTTTTTTTTTGATTCTTCTGTTTCTTCTGCCTCAGGAGAGTCTGATTCAACTTGAGCCTTTTTCTCTTCTTCAACTGCCTTTTCAGCTTCCTCAATCATTTTGTTCCATTGCTCCAGTGGTATGACTGGAACAGATGGCTCTTCCTGCTTTACTTCTTCAATACGTTCTTGAACACGCTCTTCAGCTTGTTTAAGAAAGTCTGGTTCCAAATTTATTGCTTTTTCCTCCGGCGCTGTTATATCACCTCCTAGTGCAGTCGACGGTGTTTCGTTTGGAACTTCTACAGGTTGTTTTACTGATGGGAATGGCCATACAGTTGGAGAATCATTAGTTGGTTCGGGTTCTTCTTTTAGAATTGGACCACGAACTCCGTTAGAAAAATCATATTCGTCTCGTAATGTATTTTTATTTTCTCGGTGCCATTGGAAGGTCATTTGCGCAGCCAATAACATAATAACAGCCAACGGATCGAATACAATAACAATAAGAATAATGATCCATGTAACTGCTTTTTCAAGCATATTCTCATCAGCGGCCTTATCACCGTAAATGAATTTTGCTATGTATTTTATAGGCCCAACTTCCGCTTCAACTTTGCGTACTTCGGCTGCGATTGGTGCACGGCTTTCATTAAGTTGTACAATTTTCTTCTGTTCGGCTTCGATTTCAGAAAGTAGTCTACCACGTTCCTTTTGTTGGGACCTACGTACAGCAACGGCTTTATCAGCACCTTTCTCGTCTGAGCTACGTGCCATAACTTGGTCCACCGCTTCATCCATTTGTTTAAGCGCCTTGCGGTTAGCATCGATATTGTCCTTGGCTATTTTAATTTTTTCATCGTATAGTGCTATCTTACTTTGAACATCGCCGCTGACTAGATTTTGATCATTATGTGCTTTGGATAGGAAACCAAAGATACCCATGCTGGTAATCAACATAAGAACTACAACGGCAATAATCATGTAGTACTTCATGAAACGTGGAGCACGTTCCCAATTGGCTTTAAGCCATGAGGCACAGACAAGTTTGCCTACTTCTAAAGCTGAGCCCATGATAATGATTGGAATCACAGCCGCAGAGAAAATAGCGGCCAGACCTACTACGGAGTAATAGATTGCGACCGCTGAGATTGTTAAACCAGTTAGTAGTAGTAACCAGGCTAAAGTCATCAGTTACCTTATTCTGCGTCGCCTGATGAATCAGCTGTTGTTAATTCAGTGCCGTCGATAAGTGTTACTGCTACAGTTCCTAATGTCTGGGTTGCTGTTGCACCAGTATGGGTTGCTGTAATCGACAACATGTTATCAGTACCAGTTGCTCCATTGTAAACACGAGCATTGGCAGTAGTTGACAAACGAATTGCTTTTGCTACTTCATTTTTAAGATACAATGCTTTTGTTGTAATACTACCGCCAGCAATGTCTGTACCAGTTGATGGTATAAATGCATCGCGGTCATATTTGGCAGTAAATGCTAGTGTAGTTGCTTGTGCGTCACCGTTGGTCTCGTCACTGTCAACTTCAATATCTATAATTTGGCAATCTGCTATGCCTGTTAGTGCGTTAACAATGTTACGGAAACGCATATTGCCACGAGCACGGTTTTGACCGTATGCTAGTGTAGTAGGCAAGTTAGCAGTTGAAAAACTGTCTGAACTATTTGGTGTAACGCCACCGCGGTCATTTTCGGCGCCGGCTGTGGTTGGATAATAGGTTGTACTTGTCATTGTTAGTACAACTCTGTAAAATCCGGGTGCTAATTGATTAGCGTCTTGTTGAAATCCTGATGGCATTTAAATGCTCCTTTAAATATATTTTGTATTTATCGCTATTTTACTTGAAAACAATTAATGCCAGCAAGGCTGCTTGGACAAAAAACCCAAGTCCAATTGTTACAATATTAAGCAAATCCTTCTGAATTGTTGCCTTGATAAAGAACAAAAATAGCCCTAACCAGCTAAAAAGCACCATATCTACAGGTGGCATTTTTTCAGTCAATCCTGTAAGCACAGCAAGCATGGTTGGCAATGTAGCCATATGTAACAGAACTACCGCAACCCAGCCGGCAGTTTCTGCTGAAATGTGAGGTGCGTGTTCTTTGATGTTTTTGACCCACAAATCTAAATCAAAAAGATCGTGGAAGAATTTTTTAACTGACACTTTAAACATTTCTATATTCATTATCTATTCTCACTTGTAAAAAATATGACGACCAATTTTTGCTACTCTTTCTCTTTTCCATCCAGGATTTATATAATCCCCATGAAAGTATAGTGCGTCTTTAACTGAAGGTAATCTAAATCCTTCTAAGAGAACTTTTTTGGCAACTTCCATGGACTCGTAATAAACTGGACCATTCATTGGTTTTTTCAGTGTAGCACTTTCACAGTACCAACTAAATTGACAAAGAACTTTTTCATAAACTATGTTCTTTTGATAAACTACCTTGCAGATATCGCTGGGAAAATGTCCGCTTTCTGCACGATTGATTGTAACTTGTGCAACCGCTACCTTACCTTCGAATGGCTCGTAGCCTGCTTCGTGGTAGATGTTACGAGCTAGACAGTCTAATTGTTTCTGTCTCATTTCTGCTGTAACTGGGCTTATTGCAATTCTAGCAGTCTTTAGTGATTCTAACTTATATGTAACTGCTTTATAACCGCCTATTGCAACTAGCACCGATGCTAGAGCAAAGACTAAAATTTTGATAATGCGTATCATGTTTTTCTCCTTTACGCTGGATGAGTCCTCGCTAGGGACACTTTTAAAATACGGCTTCGATACATCTCCTCATGCGTTAAAAGCCTACTGCCTAAGTACCCCAAACCTTTGGGGTACAATATATAGTTATGCCTGTTGTTCATGTATAAAAACATAAGTTTTTAAATCAACGACGCATTTTACTAATATCTACTGCTTGTTCATCACTAAAAACAGGTACAGCGTTGCTTTTATGCATGGTTGCAATGCCTTTTACCATAGTTCCAGTGTAAACTTTTTTTGGTGCAACGGTGCATGGACCACCGGTAAATGGCAAACTTGGGTGTTTGACATCAGTGCCATATCTAGTATATGGTTTGTTGTCTGGCTTCCATACTTCGGCAGTCAAAGCACGTTTGCGCTTTTTTTCTTCTGCTTCAAGTCCCCATTTCTTTTGTAACTCTTTCCAAGACTCTTCTTGTTCTCGAGCCTTGCGGGCGTGTTCTGCTGAAGCAAATTTCTGTTTACCTTTCTTTTTGCCAGTGGTGCTGAGCCATGGGCCTTCCAAATGCATACTCAAAATTATTCTCCAAAAGTTTTACTATTCTGCTAGTATACAGAATTTTTTGGTTAGTGTCAAGAAATTTATACTCGAAAACTTTCGCCGCAGCCGCAACGATCTTTTTCGTTTGGGTTAACAAAATCAAAACCTTCGTTAAGGCCTTGTTTTTTCCAATCCATTGTTAAACCATTAAGATAGGGCAAGTCTCTACCATTTACCCAAATTTTAACACCGTAACTATCGTAACTCATCCAATCTCTAGTTACCGGTGGGCTGTCTACATATTCTAATTTGTAAGCCATTCCGCTACAACCAGTAGTTTTAACACCAATAGTAATGCCGTAGCCTTGGCCTCTTTTTTCTAAATGTGATAACACTTTTTTTGCGGCTTGTTCAGTTAGTGATACCATGTTTTTCTTTGTAGTCAATTACCGCCGCCTTAATTGCATCTTCTGCTAAGATAGAACAATGTATTTTAACCGGAGGGAGTGCAAGCTCTGTTGCAATCTCACTATTCTTGATCTGTCCTGCTTGGTCAAGTGTTTTGCCCTTAAGCCATTCAGTGACCAGTGAACTAGACGCAATAGCACTTCCGCAACCATAAGTCTTAAACTTAGCATCTTCGATAATTCCATTTTCGCCTACTTTGATTTGCAACTTCATTACGTCGCCACAGGCAGGTGCTCCCACCATGCCTGTGCCAACATCAGTATCATTCTTATCAAAGCTACCTACGTTACGAGGATTCTCATAGTGATCAATAACTTTGTCTGAATATGCCATAATTAACCCTTTTTAAACATTCCTAGTACTTTAGCCTGAATTGTTTTTGCAAACTCAGGTTGTGGAAAGTTCCAACCTACAAATGCGCCAAGGGCGAACCAAAATAATGTTTCTAACATAATCGTTCCTCCAAATGTGAACAACTATATTTATTGTTACTTTCCAGAAGACTCTTTACGAGCGTTTTTAACTGCGGTTACGTCATTACGAACTTCTTTGCAGAGTTTTGCCAACTCTTGTAAGTGCTTACGGACACGGGTTCCTGCTGCGCCAACTTCTTTATCATAAAACTTTTCAAAATCGCCTTCCATTGCTTCAACTAGAGCAGTGAATTCTTGATGTCTATTTTGTGCCATTTTGTTCTCCTTTAATGGTGAGTATGTAACTCCTGCTATAATTTAGCAGACTGTACTACTTAGTGTCAAACTTTTTGGTGGGGTTATTTCCCGGCAAATACGTTAGTACTGCCTGAGGTTATGAGGCCGCCATCGCTCATACCATCGGTTTCTCTGCCAATACCTTTATCATTGACAAAAACCGTTTGGGATCCAGCTATTACAAGTACGCCAGATGAATTTGTACTGGTTTCAAATACTACGTCTGTATCGTTAACCGACACATTAGTTGATCCAGTTTTAAATATTTTATTGCTACCAATATCTTTGCCAACTCTTGCTACGCTGTCTTTACTCATATTAGCCTTGATCAATGTCAATTGGAACTTGGATAGTTGGGCGTCCTGAAGTTGCTCCGCGTTTAACGGCATTAGTTTGAACAGCTTTCTTTCTAGCTGTTGTAATTTTTGGAAATAAAGCGTTAAACTTTTGCTTTGCTGTATTCCAAAGCCCCGAGATACCTGTGGCATCTAATGCTTCTTCAATAAGATTAGTTCCTACATCAGTAACCAGATCTCCTACATAGGCCAACCCGTCTTGAGTTAGTCCTGCCACTTTACTTTGTAACTGTAAATCACCAATGTCTTTAGCTGTTCCTGTAACACGCTGGGAAATATCGCCAGGTGTTACTGTAGTTGGAGGCAACCCTGCTCTTGCGAGAGCATCCTGCGACTGTGTCTGTTGAAATAGATTAGCTTTTGACTGATCTAAATATGCTAGTTGAGCTGTGGTTACTCCAGTTCCTATGTTTGTAGAAACTCTGGTCATTGATCTTACTAATAATTCTATATTCCTGTTAATTTCTTGTTGCTGTGTAATAACATCTGTCATCATATTTGCCATGTCGTTTGTGGCTTCTGCAATAGTAGCTAGGTTAGATGCTGGAGTTCCTGGAATATTAGCGGCAAGTGCAGTGAATTCAGACATGGCCTCTGTAAGAGCTGCGATGGCTGCAACTGCGATGGTATCATCTACTACAACTGTACCACCTGTAGAAAGAGTCGCTGTTAATAAAACTCCTGGCATATAATTCTCCTATTTTAGGTATTTATACTAGTTTTATACCTGATGTAGATTCTATAAATTGATCTGCAAATTGCTTGTCTGTTGCTTCGGCAACTGTAACTGTAATTTTTAAAAGTTTTACTTCTTTGTCTGGATGTACTGTAAACAAGTAAGGCATTAGTCCTGGACCTTTTGCACCCATGCCAATAACCATAGGTTTACTTAGTTTATAATAAGTTGCTGTTTCTTCTGTAAGTTTAGCAACAATTTCTTCACCGCTTGTAAGTTTAAGTGTAATTACTTCGCCTACTGATACGCCTTTATCTATTAACATAGTTTTCCTTTATAGTGTGTTCCAGAAGTCTTCAGATTGTGTAGATAATGCTTGAAAGCCGCCTGGAATAAGTGTGTTATCTTTAAAAATTTGTGGAACGGATTTTAAACCTTGTCCAATTAAAAAATCTCTTTCAGTCTCATTTTCTTCAATGTTGACAGAAATATACATTTTTCCTTTGCTTTCTAAAAGAGCTTTGGCTCTATCGCAAAATGGGCAATTATTTTTTGTGTAAACTTTAATCATAGTGTTTCCTAAAAGTTAATTATAATACAGGTAGTTCGTCATAATCAATCGCATCGGACATCACGCCAATTACATAATTGGTGCTTTCACTTTCCTGTAATGCTGTTTGTTTTTTACTTGTATCGCTGTGTTTGTTAAACCAAGGAATAGGAGTTGACTTTGGAGCAGGATGCTGATATTTTATACCAATATCTTTTAATGCACCAAACGCTGTATAGTCAACAAAGTCTTTAAGAATATTTGCGTTAAGTCCAATCACAGGACCTTTAATAAACAAATAGTCGGCCCACTCCTTTTCTTCACGTATAACATCCATATATAGTTGATACACCTCTGCCTCACACTCTTGTTTGGCTTCTGCAAATCGAGCATCTTCCTTGCATACTTGATTAATTAAGAAAGCGGTCCACCCTTTGTGTAGCAATTCGTCTTGTAGAATCAAACTGATAATGTTGCCATTACCAATAAAGATCTTGTTCTCTACCATTGCTAGACTTGTGGCAAATGATACCATAAAGCGGAACGCTTCTAAGGCATAGCTAGCGTTCAAGGCCAACCAAATTGCTTTGATATGTGTCTTTTCGTTAATCTTCTCGCCTGCTTCTTTACGGCAGTTGATAACATGCAAGTCGTCATAATATTTTCCTACACTACTTGCCATGTCTACAATTTCTTTAGTGTCGTGGATAGTGTTAAACACTTCCTTAGGCACGTTGTAGATGTTACGGATGATGTGACTATAACTACGGCTGTGAATATTTGTTTCAAAGAATGTCCAGTTATAGACCAGTGCTTCTAATTCTGGAAGGCTTACGACCGGAGTAAAGATTTGACTTGGGCCGCGGCCTTGCAGACTGTCAAGAGCAGTTTGCCTAAGCAGGTTGCTAGTGAAGATATGTTTAACTGCATCTGATGCATCCTTAAAATCATTTGCATCTTTTGCTAGGCTAATTTCTTCTGGCACCCAAAAGAAACCACGTGCTGTAGTTTCAAAGTCTGCAATTTTGTTATACTTTACTTCTTCAAAACGTTGAATAGTAACTGGCCCGGCTGGATCTAAGAACATTTTACGGTGAAGGTAGTCTGTCTTTGTGTTTAAATTATATTGTTGTTTGCTCATTTATGTTTTCCTGATGCAAGTACTATCTTGCAAATATGTTCTAGTCTTTCTATGTGTTCATATGCTCGCCATGGTGTGCTATCAATAGCAACTACTCCGTGACCTTTAATACCTACAATATCGTAAGAAATATTACCATCTTTATCCAACTTTAAATTACGATGGCAAGCATCGCCTAATTCTTGACTGATCGGCGGAACATCTCCTACATTTGGTGCTACTCGCGTATATCTGCTAAGTTCTGGAAAGTCATTTACAATAGTGCTTAAATCAATTCCGGCATGCATGGCGGCAACACAGTAGGTAGGATGAACGTGTACTACAACACGGACATCGTCTTTGTGCTGACCCAGTTCTTTTTGCAGACCAAAGTGTAAAGGCATCTCGCCGCTAGGTTCAAGATTTCCACTAAGGTCAGTTTGTTCAATAACTTCCCAGTTATAGTTAAAAACACCAGTGCCTACCCCACTGTTGATTGTACGCCAGATTTTAATTTTTTTAAACATCTCTGGCTGCATGTTCTGTTTACGTACACCGCTAGGAGTAACATAAAAATGATCACGGTCGTGATGCCGAATACTAATGTTACCATCTCTACTGGTAATCCAATTACGCTTATAAGCGTCTACTAAAATATCGCAACAAGTTTCTAACATTATAATTTACAAGCCTCGCAATCTTCTTCTAACAGTTCTACACTAACCTGATGTCCGTTCATTCCAGCAACATGATATCCATTAACTTCTTGTGCTACTTCAATTGCTTTACTTCCTGCTTTGTTGATTAAACTATAGTAAAATGTTTTAATTCCCCATAACTGTGCCTGCATTAAATTTTTTACAATTAATGTTGTAGGCACTTTACGTTCTGGAAAGTGTGCTGGATTGTAGAATGTATTTGTACTAATACTTTGGTCAACGTAAGCCGCAAGCACAGCCGCAGTCTTCAAATAACCATCACAGTCTTTCTGTTCCCACATTAGTTGATACTTGTTCTTTAACTTATGGTATTCTGGAACTACTTGTGTAAATGATCCTGCTTTTGATTCTTTAGTTGAAATTAAACTCATTGGCATTTCAATGCCATTTGTACTATTAATAACAACACTACTAGACTCAACTGGAGCAATAGCCATAAGAGTAGCATTTCGTACACCATGTTCTTTCATCTCCTTACGTAAAGGTTCCCAATCTAGTTCTGGGGTAAAGTCTGCTAATTCATTTACACCTTTAGCACGTAGTTCCCAAGGGAATGTTCCTTGCCCGTAACGTGTCTTATCGCTATGTGTACAAGCGCCGCGTTCTTTAGCCAACTCAACAGTAGCTTCTGTTAGATAATATGCTTGATGCTCCATCCAAGATTTAACATCTTGTAGTGCATCCTTCTCGCCGTATTTAAGACTACGCTTGGCATGCCAGTAGGCTAGATTAGTAACACCAATCCCTAATGGTTGAATCTCGTCATTGCTAAGTTTACTTTGAATACTTAAGAAGTCTTGATAATCAAGAATATTACATAAAGAACGCTGAAGTATGCGGCAAGCACGACGCATGTCTTCTGGATTGCGGAAAGCTCCCCAGTTGATACTACCAAGTGTACACAAAGCAATACGGCCGCTATCGTCATCGAGACGCTTAAAAGATTTAGTAGGTAATAAAATTTCACAGCAAAGGTTACTCTGGTAAATTGTGTGATACTCAGGATCAAAAGGCCCTTGGTTCATGACATTGTCAATGAACACTAGGTAGATGCGTCCTGTATCAGTACGTTCTTTCAATATGCCCGACTTGAATACTTCTTCAGCGGACATTGTCTTCTTGCGTAGGTCTTTACGCTTTTCGTATTTTACATACAGCTCTTCGAATAAGGAAGTATTTTTATAGAAGGCTTCATACAAGTCTGGGACTTCGTTAGGATCAAAGAATGTTATGTCTTCCTTGTTCTTGAAACGTCTCCAAAAGAATGCGGAGAGTACGACTCCATAGTCCATGTGGCGGACTCGTGTTTCCTCTGTTCCTTGATTATTCTTGAGAACAATAAGGTCATCAAACTGATGATGCCAAATAGGATAAAACACAGTAGCACTAGCATTACGAATGCCTCCTTGACTACAACTACGTAAATCGCCAAACCATTTTTTCAGGAATGGTATCATGCCGGTGTGCATGATCTCACCACCTCTGATGGGACTACCTAACGGACGAAGACGTCCAATCTCTAGACCAATGCCAGCTCGCTTGCTGGCATACTTGGCCATCATCTCACCAGAAGCAAATATGCTATCCAGATCGTCGTCACTGCGGATAAGAACACAACTAGAAAACTGTTTAGTAGGAGTGCCGAGCCCAGCCACAAGTACTTCTCAATTAACTGTTCAATAGCAGCGTATGAATATGTTTCATCCTTTTCATGATCTAACATGTCATTCATCTTGTTCCAGTCATCCTCTGTGTACCACACAAGTAGTTCTGGAGTGTACAGACCAGTGGCCACATTTGTCTTGACTATTTCATATAGGCTAGGAGGCGTATAACTTCCATAGACATCTTTACGCAACATGCTGACTCTTTGCTTACCTGCTACATACTGGTAATTAGTATGACCTACATCTGGATTATTTTCTACGTCGATGAGATCAACAATGGCTCTTAGAGTAATTTCGTCTACTTCTCTAGTTGTGATGCCATCATAAAAATGTGGCTGTGCTTTGATCTCGATCATGCTTTGGCTAACATCTGCGATACCGCTACATACTTTTGCCACCTGTGCCTGCCATTTCTCAATGGTGAGTGGCTCTCGGTCACCATTTCTTTTGATTACTGTTATTTCCATCTATGTCTCTAGTTTATTTGATATTTATTGGTAATGCCGCACTGGACCACACTATGTCGGTTTTGATTTGATGTAACACATTAAGATCATGAGCTATCCTCGGTTCGTAATTTAACACAGCATTATCTGCTACTAGAAAGAATTTCGAATCATGATCTTTGGGAAGCATAGACTTATGTATCTCACAAACGGTATCCATAAACCGCTGCGTTAATTTAATAGTATACAGCATGCCGAGACAAATAGCAAGATCATCTAGCTTGCCGTCGATAACCAAATGCCACGGGTCAGGCCAAGTGTTTGGTTGTTGGGGGTCTAAGAAAGGATTAACAAACGGAGCATGACTCCAGAGTTTAGCAACGTCACTCCATGGGGTGGCGCTAACTTCTAAACTATCTCTGAACTGCTTCCATTTGAATAATCTTTCGTTTCCGTAAAGATCAAACACCGTACGATATCGAATATGATATCGTTCCGGTTTGACCGGAAGACAGCGGGTTTCGATATGACAGTAACAGTGTTTCAATACCACTGTCGCCATCGTTGTCTTTTAATTCTACATTAAAAACAAAATCTGTCATAAGAATCCCCTCCGGTGTAGATGAACTGGGCGATGAATACACGTAGTTGTCGGAGAATGTAAATTCGCCCACTGACTCAGTGACCATTACTACTATTTGTCCTGCTCGTGAATGATCGCCTAACTGTAAAACATAATCTATATAGGTATATCTGTTGAATGCTGCAAAAACCGACAGTGGTTTAAAACCGTCTGACAGATAGATTATTTCATAATTCATATCTATCAAACTGACCCTGGAGGCGTTTTCAACTTCTGTAATTGCTGGTCTAGTACTCACTGCGGTGAATCCCGCTGCTTGATGCCTATTGCTGGTACTGTCAATCACAGCATTGCCATTTTTTTCTCCAAACTTCACAATGCTGGATGTTGGAGTGGCTGCGTTGTTGGTGTTGTTGCCGCAGTTAATAAATCTGGCACGTTGTATCACTGTGCCTGTGCCGTTGTCAGATATAAAGGCATGTGCGGCAATTTCTTCAAACTCACAGTCAAAGATACGCCATAGGTTGCCTTGTCCAGGCACGCCGTTGATCACTATTGCAGTGTTGCAGACAAAAAATCTGCAGCCGTCAAATTTCACGCTGGAATCAAAATTAGGCGGAGCACTAGAATCTATAGTAATCTGATCAGATCTCACTGCCAACGGAGTTGATTGCCACTCACAGTCTTTGAGAGTGATGTTGGTAACCTTGGTACCATCGAGACTGTTTTCCCAATACAATGATGGATTGGAATTTTCTATATCGCCAACAATGGTATCTCCTAACACGTAGTTACTGGTCCATTTTACATTGGTGAATGCACTATCCGCCACTCCGGTCAACACCGTTTGACCTTGATTGTGATTGATTGTTAAATTACTGATGTTAACATCGGTCGGTCTATTGCCGCTGGTAAATTCTGCAACTTCTTGGCCGGTAGCAGTAACAAATAAAATACTGTTGTTGCCTATCTGCAGAATAGCACCGTCTTTGGTTTCACCTTGTATCTTTGACGTGCTAGGAATTTTTAAGTTACTGCTGAAAAAATATGTGCCGTTGGGGATCAGCAGAGTTTTTTTGAATCTAGGATCTATGTTTCTAAATAATTCATCCAAGGCATTTTGAAAAAATGGCGTACAGTCTGTGCTGCCATCCGGTATGGCTCCAAAGTCCAACACGCTGACATATTCATCCAGCTTGGTCTGAAGCGACCTAGCAACACTTTGCGCTATGGATGGTTCAGTTTCACCGAATCTATAACTGGCCGCGAGATCTAGTATGTTATCATGCTCCGTGAGCACCTTGGTATTGCCCACATAAGGGGCACCGTCGGCCACGCTGCCGTTGCCTATAAACAGTTCCTGGGAATCTACTGCCCATGCAAATTCTGCCGCGCTCAGTTGAGGAACTCCGATTCCTGCATTCTTAAGGCCTCTTCTGACCTGGATTTTTGATATCTGGACAACAGCCATAGTAGTAAATTCCCGTTATAGAGTATTTATCTTCCTAGACTGTAGTACTCCTCTACCTTTGTGAGCCAAGCGTCCTGCCACTTGTTGAACTCTTTGGGTTCTAGTGTAAACTGTTGATACTCAAAAGCACGTGAACACATGAATATTACACCTTTTTTAATTTCTGTGCCGTAGACTTCATTATGTGCTAGTATATAGGCCATTAGCTGTAGATAGTAATCTTCAACCCACTCTGCTTTCTTGGGCTTGTTGGTCTGCTTGTAATCCATTACAGCAGGCTCGTCCTCGTGTACGCCCACTAGGTCAGTGGTTCCCGAGAACAGGCCGGGAAAGTATAGACTCTGTTCCATGGCCCATATTTCGTTTACCTTGCTGAGACCGTTTTCAATGATGACGTCTGCCATTTTGTTGGCCTGTATGTGTACGGGATTATTTCCAGGCTGACGTTGCATGCCACATACAAAACGTTCTAGGTTGCCGTGCATGGCTGTGCCAACGCCAGCGGCTTCTGTGGTAATCTGCTGTGCCTTGGCATGTCCAATTCTATCACGCCATTCATTTAAATGGGTCATGTCTTTGGTAGCTGAAAGAATTGTAGTCACTGACGGAAGTCTTTCGCCGTCTGGAGTAAGATACACTCGCTTGCGAGTAACAGGATCATTGACCTGTTGACAGGGCTTATATTGAAATTTTTCTACAAATGGAGGTGGTAATATAGTCATACTGTATATATTACAGGAAAACTACAGCTATGTCAAGCCTGGGGAGTTGCTTGTGATTGTGCTAATTGTCCAGCTGCGGCTGAAGCTGCTGTTTGGTCTACTGCGGCTTGGCTGTCAGCAGCAGTTTGGGTGCCGTCACCTTGTGGTTCTTCGTCTGGCGCACCCGGAACATTGAGTTCAATTCCGTCAGCATTAAAATTCTTAACCATCTGTTGAATAGACGGAATTGAGTCATACATGGCCTTGAATGTTTCATAGTCTGCCGTTAACTCAAATCCATTCATAGCTAGAACTTTATTAAGACCGTTCCAATTTAATTTAGCAGGTGCTTTTTTACTTGCGGCACGACCAATATAGTTACGGAGAACCATGACGAATCTATCGCCTTCATCATCGCCGCTGAATTCAAAAAATCTCATTTTATAGCTGCCAATTGTTTTTGTAGTTCAGCCAGTTCTTCTTGCTTTGATTTTATTTGATCTTGAATTTGTTTTTTTTGATTTACACGATCCAATGCCTGTTGCGCCATCATCTTTTGTTGATCCGCTGGATTCTGTGTAGGAGCAGCCGTAGGAGCTGGTCCTGCAGCCGGAGCCGCACCTAAAGGTGCGCCAGGAGTGCCTGGGGCCACTGCGGGAGCAAGTTCTCTAATTTTTAAGAAGTCACTCTCATTGGTGATATCAAAGAATTTCATCCAGCTAGAACTTTTAACAAGCGGCTTTGACGATCAATACTTTCACGCTGTTCACGTCCTGCATCACCTAGCCCACCTGCTGCTGGTTCTGCTGCTGCAAAGTCATCACCTGCACCTTCGTCGCCCATATCCATTTCTGGCTCAGCATTCATAGCGTCTGGTTCTGCAGGAGCTGTCATATCAGCACCTGGTTCTGCACCTAGCATGTCTGCAGGTTGTTCGCCGCTAGCAAGACTGCGAACGCCGCTGGATAGTGTGTCACGTGTACCTTTTAGAGTTTCCAGTGCCTGTTGAATTGCAGGGGCCACAGCTTCTATAAAGGCCTTGGCCTGCTCTTGACTCATTTCGTCACGGATAGAATCGCCTAGCTGTAATAGAGTATCGTTCTCCATGCCAGAAAGCTCTTCAATCCAACGGCCAACTCTGTCAACCATTGTCTTTGCTGTGACAATCGCAGACGCTTGCTGGATTTCACCTTCTCTTAGATTACTCATATTATCTCCTGTTTGTTCTATGCTTTCATTCTCTTTTTTGTAAATCTTATTGTCGGCTCGTTCACTGCCTTTCATACGATTCATAACTTTCTTTGCACTCTTGTCTGTGGTCATATAATCACCGGAAGTCATTGTGTTTACAATATCTTTACCTGCTTTGTCTTGATAAGACTTTAGAGTGTTAGTGCTTAATTCTGTTTGAACATTTTCGCCTTGATTGAAAGAGCCGTAGTCTTCATCACTACCATGTCCTGCTGATGCCATAGCATAGGCATCATCGGTTTCGCCGCCTTCGTCGTCTGAACCACGAGCGCCATAATCAGCTTCAATGTTGTCTAACATACGATCATAAATTTGTTCAAAGTCATCGTCGCCGTGATAGCCGGTATCGATAGTGATATCGTCATACATTTCTTGTACAGCTTGTTCGATCTCTTTGCCATATTTGCCTTGTTGTGCATTGTATAGCATGTCAAACCCGTCATCACCGGATTGTGCAACTTTTGTCAAAAATTCTTCAACTTCTGGACTCTGACCTTCTAGTTGTGTATTGTCCACAATAGGCTCATCACGCTCTGCTAGTTCTGCAACAATAGCATCGTGCATGAACTGTGCCTGAGACAATGTGTCGTTGTCCACGGTTTCATTGAAATTCGAACTGCTACGTGCTGTGTAGATCTGTGTGCGCAGCTTGTTTCTGGCATCTTCCAGCTGTTCAACACTGAATGTTTCAAGGTTGATTTTACGCCCAAAAGTTTTGGCCAACGATTCGTTGAGTCTTTTAGATGATCTATTGAATGCAAAAAGGTCTGTGGTTTTCATATTAGTAAAGGTCCAGATTGATAGTATATTTATTCAGATAGAAGCCAATCGTTGCACAATGTTTTTGGCATTTAGAGCACGATCACGGCTTTCACAGTATCTAGCCCATAGGGTGTCTGCTCGATCATGATCCCGGTTGTTGATGGATCGTTGATACTGTGCTCGTAGCATCTGACTGTCATGGTACCAACGGCCGTATTCTTGATCCAGTCTGTATAGGTTATCTGCTTGCGCTGATTGTTTGTTAACTGCCAGCACGTTGGCAATACGTATGGCTGCTAAGTTTAAGTGTATGTCCTTGTAGAGATACTCGTTTTGATATTTTAGATGTTTGACTGTTCCTTCACTGACTATCAAAACATCACCTACAAGGATTCCTTCCGCAACTTTAATTGGAAGAATCTGATATTTTTCAATTAATTTTTGTTGTGCAGAACTAACTACTTGCTCTAAGCGTTTAGAAATGTTAGTCATAAAAAAAGGACCTATGGTCCTTATTTAAGTGTGTCTAAGTTAAATTCCAAAGAACTTGGCAATAGTTAGAATGTTTAGTTCTCCGGTAAATCCCAGTCCTGCAATAAATGCCAGTCCCAGCATGCCATATATCATCAATTTGTCTTTGGCCTTTTCCATTTCTTGGATCTTTGCAGATAGTGCTGAATGTTGGACACAACTTTCGTCATACATTTTGCAGAGCTGTGCTTTGAGATCTTCACCTGTGCGATCTAGACAGTCATGTACATCTCGGACGCTGACCTTGAGATCATCAATCTTTTCATCTAGGTTTGCTACCTTGGTCTCTACTACACCAAGTCGTTCTACGGTTGTGGCCATTAGGCTATTATCCTTTTATGTTAAGTCAAGTGCTCGCTCCGAGCCATGTGCCTAAGTTAGAAATGCCTAATATGTTTTGCCTGTTAAACTGTATTTATCCCGCTTGTGTGATTTCGTATATCCAAATGTTTTATGGGAACCCCATTGATATCGTCAATTAATAGTCCAACTGGATCATTGCCTTTGAGGAAAACGCTATCTCGTTCTGTGTCAAAATTCCAGGTCCAATAGGTGGCACGGCCATCTAGATCTCGCGGTAATATTCCGTCATGGCGCTGTGGGTCTGCGATAAAAACAAAATTGCTGCGCAGTCCAATGGCCTGTTGAAGGGCATTGAAATTGGCCTGTTGTCCCAATTTTATTTTGTCAGTTTCATATCTACTAGCGTGAGTTCTAGTAATATCAACGAGTGTGATAACTTGATAGCGTGCCATAATGTGCTACTATTTACACTCTTGATTGACCAGCCAACAAAAAAGCACCCGAAGGTGCTTTAGTGCTTCCCATCCCTGAGAAAAAACTATTATAGTGCGTACAATGTTGTAGGCTCTGTAACTGTTAGTGTACCAGTTGCTGTGAATGTCCAAACACCTGTACCTGTTAAAGAACCAGCACCGATGATACGACCAGCACGGATAGCCAACGTGTTGACGTCTAGTGCGTGTCTGTCGCCGTAAGCGATGATAGCTAGACCGTCGCTCTTAACTTGAAAAACTGAACTAGTTGTACCGATTTCGTCAGTTACTGGTGCTGCTGAAGATGCTGTTAAAGCAACTGCGCCGCCGCCACCGCTCAATACATATTTGAATACTGTCTGTTGGAATGTACGTTGTACTGTACCTAATGCTACTGCTGTAGGGTTAACTCTTGTTACTGCTGCCATGATGTTTTCTCCTTATCAATGATCCCGCTCCGGGACCGGCAATATTAAGAATCTTCCTGATTCTTATACAGTATTTATATTGGATTGGAAAAATCACGCCAATACGGCTGATTTTAGTCGGCTCTGAAAGGAGTCCAGCGGTCTCTAGGAACCAGTTTTGATCCGCCTGCAACATAGCCTTCACCGCCTGGCTTGCCGCCTGTGGTAGCTGTGATATCGCCCTCTGCTTGATCAAGTTCACGGATCACTTCATCTTTGGCAGCCATGATCTCACGCACCAGTTCAAACAGTTTGTCCATAACGCCAGGATGCTGTTCACTATGAGCTTGTATCTTGGCAGCTTTTGCAGGAGCCTTTTGCACAAAGGCCATAAAGGCGTCAGTGTTGATATCATCTAGCTGTTTGTCTTTTGATTTGGTATTTACAAAGGTATAAATTTCCGTTTGCAAATAGCCCATACCTGCAACAGGTGCTAGTAAATTATTAATTGCTGATTGATTTTTAGCTAGAGCTTCAATTTTTGCAAGATTTTCAGCACCTACGGCAGGACGATGACTAACTGAAGTCAAGCCAAATACTTTGAGTTCTGGATTGCCACCAAACTGCTCAGGATCCGTAAAGTCCTCACCGCTCTTGTCTCCAAAGTAGCTGAATACTTTGTGTGCGGCTACTGCTATTTTGGCTTTAGCCAACTGACGTCCAACTTCACTGTTGCCTGTAACAGAGTAGGTTGTTTGGTTAGGAGTGAACGAAATTCTACCATCACCACCTTTATAAGGTTTGCCTGGATGGAATAGAATATCTCCATATACATAACCACGGAACTCTGCAGGAGTTGCTTTTTCAAATACGGGCCACAGTGCTGCCATATCACCAGCAAACTTGGCACGCCATTCTTCGCCCTTACCTCGGCTTAGAATAAATTGTTTGAGTTCCTCTGGACTAGAGCTTTTGCCTTCTTCACGTCCCCAGTTGTTCTTGCCCACCATGCGGAATGTGCCATCTTCTTCACGTCCCCAATAGACTGTGGGATTGCCGTCCCACTTGATAGTGATACTGGTATCGGGGCTGGCTAGATCTTTTAGTATCTTGATAGCCTTCACAGCACCGTTGGCTTCTGTGAATACAAGATCTTCTAGGTGGTTAAACTCTCTGCCAACTTTCTTGGGAGCAGGTGCTGCTTCAGCTTCAGTAAGGAATTCAAATGCTCTCATTTTGTTAGGTCTATCATTCTGCGCATCCAACCTATTGTTCCAGGTTGATAGCTTTCAAAGGCTTCTTTCTTGGGGAGTTCGACGCCTTGCTTACCTAATGTTTCTCTTGCACCTGCAACTAGTTCTTCGTAGTTAGGCAGTTTTTTAATATAATTTAGAATTGCATCAACTGACTTTATGTCTTTGACTGCGGCTGTTTGGCCCAGCAGTTGCTTGGCAATGTTATTCCAATCGTTGCCGTCGGGCAGTAGTTCATCTGTGGTAGCATTCAATAAGCCATGCTTGGGACTGTACTTCATACCGCGAGCACGAGCAATTGAACTCAATACAATATGGCGATGCTCACCGCGATACTCGCCTTGTCCGCCAATCATGCTACCCTGTTGGAATTTGGGATTAGCCGAAAACATAAAGTCTGCCTGTACAAATCCATTAACCGGATCACCTTTAATGGGGGTTTTCCAATGTACATTGTCGCCGCTTAGTTTGACATTTTCTTTGCCAAATTGGCTAATCAACTTTTCTGCAAATGATTTCTTATCTACTTCGTTGGCATCTACAGAAAGATCTAGATCGCCGGAACTGTTTCGTTCAAATGTGCCGTCCGGATCTTCTTTGCGTCCAGTAGTGCCTAGCCATTTAACAGGTTTTTTATCATCTAGATCTTTTTCTTTAGTAAAGTCTAGGCCTGTGATCTTTTCAATGTAAAGAATGGTTTCTTCTACATCACCCGTAGCAATACGCTGTGTTAACGGCTGCTTGTCGGGGCCTTTGAATACATTGCCCCCTTCGAATAGATTACTCGTTGTCATTGGATTCTTCTAGTTTTCTTTTGGCTTTGCGTGATTCTGCCAGTCTTCGTACACCGCGGGTAAACTTGCTGGGATCTTGTCCTTTGATAGCATTAATAAGTCTGCGCTCAAGTTCATCCGCTGATTCAGCATCATAGTGCTTGTGTATGCTTTCGAGCAGATTAATAGCAGAATTAATGATATTGGTGGCGCGACTTTCGATTAACGAATCCGTATTGCGTACTTCGGCAATTTCATTAAGTTCCTGCAGAATTGATCTGGTACGAAGTTTCATAAATTATTTCCTATTGTGTATTTAACTCATTTTAAACAATAATAACATTGTACTGAAAAATGTGCAATCGCACAAGAGCAGACTAAATACTCAGTAGAAACACTGAGTCTACACAC